TCTAACAAACATTTCTTCCAAGTATTCTTTTACTCTTTGTTTTTGTTTGTTAAATGATTGTTCTTTAAAATCTTCTGTAACACCTTTTCGGTTAAGTTTGTATTTTGGGTAGATTAACCTTCTTTGTGAAGTACTTGTTTCTCCGTCCCAAAATACAACAACCTTGTTGAAGTTTTCGTCTTCTATAAACCTACGTAATGTGTTAAGGAAATGCCAAATACCTCCTACGTGATCTGTACCGTTAAAGTAATCTTTAACACCGTGAAAACCAATTTTTAATAAATTATTCCCGTCTACTAATAGGGTTTTTGTCATTTCTGTATTATTACAGGGTTCTTACTCAACTTCTTCTTTTTCTGCCTTTAAATCAAAGTCACCATCAACACCGATGATTTCTTTCCAATACTCAGCATAATCTTTTTTGTATTGTTCAATGGATGCTTTTTCTTCAGACGCCTCTTTACCCGGTAAAAATCCATGTGGTGTTACAATAATTTTACCATCTTCAAAACCAAGACCATTAATGTGGTTTTTCATTACGGACACTTTTGTTCTTGAAGCAAACTTTACTGTACGTTTGTCTTTAGTTGCCGTAATCTTTGTGGTTCCCGCACCTTTTTGATTTCCAAATAAGAACACCAAAGATGAGTTTAACCAAATTGCTTCACCACCTTTCGCTTTAATTTTTGGTTGCCCAAATGGATTGTCAGGTAATTCCACCCAAGGTTGATTAACAATAATCAAAGTGTTTTCATATTTAGAATCCGCTTTACGAGATCCTGAAATACGTTGGTTGATTCCCATTCCAATCTTGTCGGCTAATACACTTGCATTGTGTTGTTTACCACCTTTACCTTCATAAGTCATCTTACAAGGAACTGATCCAACAGAATCCCACATGATACATAGTGAATAGTCTAAATCTCCTTTTTCTTGTGCATCTAACAAATCATTAATGTAATCTGTAATTTGTTCAATGTAATCAAAATTATTATTAAAGATATAAAAACCATCCCATTCTAATTCTCCTGTTTCGGTATCAACAACTTCATCACATTCAAACCCCATAAGTTTTGCATGTTCAAAGGACCATTTTTGTTCAGTAATAATGAACACAGGAAGGACTCCTTTCTTTTGTGCGTCAACTGCCGTTTTAACTAAGGCAGTTGTTTTACCTGTATCACTATGACCTAAAAACATATTAATGTGTCCCATTGCAGGTCCCGGTAAACCAACAGCATCTAAGAACGGTTCACCTAAATCAAAGAACCTTTGTGGTTTATATTTTGCGGACGTAGAAAACTTTTTCTTTAATGAACTAAAGTCATTCTTTTTAATTGCCATTTTCTTGTTCTTTTTGTTCGTTTAAAATTTTTAACATTTCTTCAGTGATTTCAAACTTATCATCTATTTTAACATTGTATTTATAAACAGTTTCCAACATTTCAAGTTTGTCTTTTGCGTTTGTCATCTTTTCAACAAACTTATCCATTTCCTCTAAGTGTTGTGGGTGTTCACCAATACCAACAGGGTTATTAAAATAAATTAATAATGTGGCCTCAGCTTCAGCCATTTCTGACCTATATCTCAAGGTCAGGGCTTCATACATTTTTTCTGATATCTTATTCATATTTTATTATATTAAAAAGGTAATTCTTCTGATGGTTCTTCATCTGCTTGTGGATCAATAACTGTTGTTTCTTCTTTAACACCACCAAGTGAAATCTCCGCTTCTTCACCGTAAACATATTTTTTAAGATCTGAATTCCAAATTGGTGTCTCCCCTACTGCAACTGCTTCTAAATACTCAACAGGTTTTTTAGAATAAACATCATTCCAAGTTAATTCATCTTTAACCCAACCATCCATAATTTCTTTATCTTCATGTAATGGTGCAGGATCGTCATACATAATTGTTTGAACAACTGTATATTCTTTTCCTTGTGGTGTTTTTGCTTTTATCAACTCAATAATTAAATCTCTACCTTTTTCAGGATCAGTAACATCGCCCTTTGCTTTCCAAATAGGTAAGATTTTATCTAAAACACCTTCTTGTTTGTAGTTGTGTTTAAATCTCCAAAATTTAACACCGTCTTGTTCGTTATCTCTGTCAATAACTTTAACAATGTAGAACAATCTTGCCCTATATTGAGACGCTAAATCTTTATCTTCTTTCTTACCTGTAGAAATAAGTTCATTATAAACTTCAGTAAGTGGTGATCTTTCGTTGTCATTTTTATCAGGGTCATACAACTTAACCCATTGTCCGTTAACTTGAATTTCATGATACCAAACCTCAACAAATGGAGATGATCCATCTTTTGTTGGTAAAATTCTAATTCTTTTTTGTGCTGATTTCTCATTTTTTTGAAGAATTGCGGAGAAGTACTTCTTCATTCTGTCTTCTTGAGAAATGTTTGATTTTTGTGAACCTCCGCTTGGTTGTGAGTTCTTTTCGTACTGAGCGAGTACCGCATCTAAAGCATTTGACATAATTTGTTTTTTAAAAATTTATACTCTTTTATCTGAATAAAATATAAGTATAAATCTAATAATGTCAAATAAAAAAGGTTCGGATAACCGAACCTTAATTTTTATAATATTCTTTTATTTCTTCTGTAGTATCTTTCTTTTAACTTCTCTTCTTCTTCATCAAAAGTATTAAATGTTTTTTTAATTTCATTTGGTGAAAAATTTTCAACTTCGTCTGATGTTAAAATATATTCATTCTTTCCTGTTTCTTCCATATCTTGTTTTTTATCGTCAAAAAAATCAGTTAATTTTTGATTATATGGGTAAGAATCTAAAGATCTTAACATTAATTTTTCTTCTGGAGTTTTTTCTCTATATCTATCAAACTTAGTTTCTAAACTTTGTATTTTATTTAAAATTTGATCCATGTTTGATAATTTAGATTGTAAATCATCTAATTTACCAAATAAATTATCCATTATTTCATCTTGTTTATCTTTAATTTCTTGTTGTGCCGTTACTAAATCAGTAATATCAATTTCTTCAGTTTCTCCTTGTCCCTCTTCTTTATCTTTAGATTCAGTCCCTGGTTCATCAACAACTTCAACATCAGGATCGTTTTCAATATCAATAGGTTGTCCTTCCTCACCGCCAGGTGCAGGTGCTCCACCGGCAGCAGCAGGATCACCACCAGGTGCAGGTGTTCCGCCAGCAGCAGGGTCACCACCAGGTGCAGGTGCACCGCCAGCAGCTGCAGGATCTCCACCGGCCAATGGATCCGCTCCTCCAGCAGCAGGATCACCACCAGCTAATGGGTCTTGTTCGTTAAGAATGTATGAATTAATTTGATTTATTCTTCTTAATTCTTCTAAAATTTTTTTATCTATATTCATTATTTTATTATTTTAACCGTTTAATAATGTTTTAACACCTGAAGGTGTTTCAACTCTTAAAGTTTTATTAGTTTTTACAGTATTATCAAATCTCTCAATAAGACCATCTTTCATTCTTATAGTGTAACAATCACCAGTATCTAAATCACAAACTTGTTTATGATCGGCATCAATTTGTTTTTCTGTTATTCTAGTGTCTTTTTTAAGATAATCATCTAATAAATTTTTCATGTTCATAATATTATTTTTTATATAAATATATTGTTTTTTAAAAAAAAACATAATTAACTAGATGTTGTGGTATAAGATAATGGACCACTCCAAGAACTTTTATTAGGTGATGCACATTTACTTCTAATCCAAAAATAATAAGTGGTGTTAGGACTTAATAAAGTTAGGTCAACAGTCAATACGCTTATCGCAGTCCCATTATCAGTAAATGATGGTGGGTTATTATTTGTGTCGTTTCTATATTCATACCCATTTGCTGGTGGTTGATCAACACCAAATAAAACAGGTACTGTCCATTGTATTGAAACTGTAGTTGATGATAAAGTACCTTCGGTAATTTCTGCAAATGTTTCTATACATTTTGGTCTGTTTTCTAAAGTATATGAATAAAAGAATCTTTGATAGAAATAGTCGTATGAGCTTTTGGCTAACGTACCTTTATCAAGATTTTTAATAGTTAGATCTATTATCTCATTTGTGGTTAAACTAAGATTGGATGTGCTTTCGGCAACATATGTAAATGTTAATGCTGAAGTATATAGAGCATCATCTTCGTCATTTGGGTTTCTTGTTTTTAATTCATTTTTAATACTATCAATTTTAGCCGCTATACCTGCACTATAGCTTATTTCTTTAT